AGAAAATTGCAGAGCTACCAGCGTGGTGGTTCTATGGAGGTTCAGCCGTACATAAAGCGACTGAAGAATGGGATAGATTAAATCCATGAGAATAAGAATTCGTAATCCTTTTTTTGTAGTACAGAAAAAGGAAAAGATATTTGTATTATTTAATTGCCATCATTGTGGTACTCCATTCTTTGTTCACGTTAAAAATATCCGTACTGTTAATTATTGCACGGCATGTAAATGAATGTACTAGAACATTGGAACACATGGTGGCAGGCTACTGCTAATGAAAGAGAAGAATATAATTTAAGCGACACATCCAATTGGCGTATGGCTGCAATGAAGTCACGCAATCCAGAAGGTGGAGAGTGGTGGTATGCAAATGGATATAAATTCCTGGAGAACTGGGTGCAATGGCGTGAGGAAAATACCCACATGTCAATCGCTAAACTGGACGACGGGACATTGGCAATTGAATTAGAGCTAGCACCAGTAGTCAATGGCGTGACGGTTAAGATGGCAATCGACCGGGTATTCTATGATAGCTTCAATAAAGAATACGTAATTGTAGATTTAAAAACAGGTAAGACAACACCGCATAGTTCATTACAGTTAGCCTTCTACGCGTATGGAATCCGTAAACAGTTTGGGTTAAACATAACCAAAGGTTATTACTGGATGGCACGTAAGGGAGAATTATCTCCACCGCACGACCTTGCTGGTCTGAATGACAGCAAGGTCGAGACGTTGGTAGATATGTTTGACAAAGCAAGGAAGTCAGGTATATTTTTACCGAACTTCGACCACTGTATAATGTGCGGATATACTGCACAATGTGAGTGGTATACACCAAAGGAGAAGGATGAGTAGTACAGAAGCACCAATCAGTATCAACATAAGAACTGCGTCTGGTACGCAGTTAACAGTACGTGCTAACACGGGTGAGGAACTAGACCAATTAGTTGCTACATCCTTAGCAAGTATTCAATCTGCTATAACAGAACTAGAAGTTATAGCCAAGCCATCTCAAGCTCCGAATGCTATTGCATACGCTAAACAAACGCTTAATGCACAGGAGATACCACCTTTTAATCAAGCCCCTCCAACACAATCGTTAGGTGGGGGGCGCACATGTCCTCACGGTAAGATGACTGCACTTCAAGGTCCAAGCAAGGATGGTGGTATCTATAAGGGATACTTCTGCCCATCTGCTAGAGGTGCACTAGATAAATGTAAGACTATCTATGTACTCAAGCATGAGCCAGAGTGGAATACATTCTTAGCCGATAGAATCAAGTAACAATGGGGGAAGTAATACCTTTCCCTGAGGCACCACAACTATCTCAATGTTGTAATGCTCCTATAATATGGGACGAATGTGACATACATTATGATACCGATATAGAATGTGAAGCAAGTACATGTGAAGAATGTGGCACACAACTAGAGACAGATTGTGGGACAGATGAAGACACTACGACGTAGCGTACGTAAATCAGAGGTAGGAGGGGAGCCTTTACCGGCTCCCTTTCAAGCCTTTGAACGTGCAGGTATGATACTTAGACGTGCAGAAGTTACGGTAATTGCTGGCACTCCTGGTGCTGGTAAGAGTTCTATTGCATTACATATTGCTGCAAGATTAAAACAACCTACATTATATTTTTCAGCTGATACTAATGCACACACCATGGCTATGCGATTGATTGCTATGTCAGGTAAGATGACTCAACAGCAAGCGGAGAATCTACTTAAATATAATCCAGATACTGCTGAGTCTATACTTGCTAATAACAATCATTTGTATTGGTCATTTGAACCTAGCCCTACACTTAAAGATTTAGATGAAGAGGTTGCTGCATTCGAGACTATGTGGGGTAGAAGTCCTACCCTTATAGTTGTTGATAACTTAATGGACATCTCAATGGATGGACATGAAGAGTTTTCTGGTATGCGAGCAGCAATGAAAGAACTTAAGTACCTAGCAAGGGATACCAATGCATGTGTGTTAGTACTGCACCATACTAAAGAAGGATACGAAGGTAGGCCATGCCAACCACGTTCATCTCTACAAGGTATGGTCAATCAGATACCTGCAATGGTATTAACAGTTGGTCAACAGCTAATGCATGAAGGTAAAGATATCTACCTATGTGTAGCACCAGTAAAAAATCGTTACGGTAAAGCTGACCAAACTGGTAACACATACGTTAGCTTAAGTTTTGAACCAGGCTCTATGTATTTAGAAGATACATATAAAGATTATCAACAAGTAGAAATGCCAGTATGAGTTCAGCTTCTAAGGCTAAGGGTAGCCAAGCAGAACGTGATGTAGTAAAGTATCTTAAAGAATGGTTCCCTTACGTAGACCGTCGCTTAGCTGGTGCAACACTAGATAAGGGCGATATATCTGGCATACCTGGAGTCACAATAGAGATTAAAAACCACGCCAAGATGGACTTGGCGGGGTGGGTAGAAGAATTATTAGTCGAGATGGCTAATGATAAAGCTTGGACAGGTGTAGTGGTACACAAGCGGAAAGGCAAGGGGAATCCATCCGATTGGTACGCCACTATGCCCGTTCAAGTGTGGGTAGATTTATTAAGAAAGGTTATTGATGTTAAATAGTTACATTGCAGTATTGTTATCTTTGTATTATGAATTAGAAGGATTGTTATTGTGGATAAGCACAATGTTTCTGACTATCTAAATCACATAGGCGCCAGCCTGCCTGCAGAGGGGCATGGCTGGCGTAAAATGAGATGTCCATTTCATGAAGATAGAACTGCATCATCTGCAATTAACTTTGAACTTAACAGATTTAAATGTCATGGTTGCGGTGTTGCTGGTGATATATATGATTTAATAAAACACAAGAGGGGAGGTACATTAAATGAGGCTATCGAATTCGCACAGACAATTTCTACTTCGAGCAACCCAACAGTACGCTTCTCAAATAGAGGTGGCAAAAGATTATCTCCTAACCCGTCATCTCTCGGTAGAAGAGGCACAAACATTTCATCTAGGGGTAGTAGTTGACCCTATGCCTGGGCATGAAGGGTTTAAGAATAGGTTAGCTATACCTTACATAACACCTAGCGGTGTAGTGGACATTCGTTTCCGTGCAATGGGAGATATGGACCCTAAGTACATGGGAATGGTAGGTGCGAAGACAACTATGTTTAATACACCAGCATGTTTTGTGCAATCTAAATACATATGTGTAACCGAAGGAGAGTTTGATTGCATCATGATGTCAGTTAAAACTAAACACCCTACAGTAGGTATACCAGGTGCTAACAACTGGAAGCCACACTACTCACGGATACTAGATGACTTTGATATGGTTGTTATACTAGCTGATGGAGATACAGCAGGAGCAGAGTTTGGAAAGAAGATAACAAGAGAATTACCTAACGCAAATGTTATAACAATGCCAGAAGGTGAAGACGTAAATAGCGTATTCATTAAACTAGGAAAGGAATGGATAGATGAGCGAGTCAGAAATTGTATTACTCCTTGATGAGAGTATATGGGACCACGTTGAACATATGGAAAAGTCAGTTGGTCTACAACTAACAGAAGATAAAGCCCTTGATATACTAGGTGCTTTGTACGATATCTATCATGCTAGTAAGAAGGACCCAGAACAAGCACAGGAATTACTGATAGGACTAGCAGCATTACTAGTAGCCGCTCCATTAGGTCAAGCTGATAAGGTATGGGAAGAGCTGATGGTTCATGAAGGCATGAGGAACTTCGAGTTAAGTATGGAGGATTTACTTAATGGAAAACATGGAGCATAATATAGATGTAATCATTGCAGACCTTAAGAATTTACTACTCAAGAAGCACCAGGATTACGGTCCACTCAACATATCTAATGCACCTGGTGGTGCTATCAATGGTTTAAGAGTACGAATGTACGACAAACTTGCAAGGATTAACAACCTTTATGAGAAAGGTGGCGACACGCCGAACTATGAATCTATCGCTGATTCCTTCATGGACCTAGCTAACTATGCAATAATAGGACTATTGGTTCAAAACGGACAATGGGAAGGCATGCCTAATGGCAACACATCAACGTCGCATAGTGGTCTTGAGCGACCTTCAGATACCTTATCAGGACGACAAGAGTGTCAATGCAGTAATGAAGTTCATCAAGTGGTACAAGCCCCACGAATTGTGGTGCGTGGGTGATGAGCTAGACGCACCCGAACCGTCAAGATGGAATAAGGGTATGGCTGGTGAGTACGCACCAACCTTACAAGATTCAATTGATTTAACGTACAACATAATGGCAGACTTTAGAACAGCACTTGGTAAAAATAAAAAGTTTGTTATTCAAAGGTCTAATCATACGGATAGAATACAGACTTACATTAGGAAATATGCCCCAGCGTTCGGCTCTCTTGATACTCTCAAGATAGAAGAACTCCTGGGGTATCATTCTTTAAACATACAATACTTGCATAAATTCAAAGAACTTCTACCTGGCTGGGTAATGGCACACGGTGATGAAGGCAGAGCAATACAGACTCCTGGAAGTACAGCCATGTCATTAGCTAACAAGCTAGGTAAAAGTGTCGTATGCGGGCACACGCACAAACTTGGACTACAACATCAGACTACTGGACTATACGGTAAGACCAAAACTATTTATGGTATGGAAGTCGGTCACCTTATGGATATGAATAAGGC